GGAAGAGGGACACATCAGTTCCTTACTTGTAGAACAAAACCGACATGACCACGTTCGCACCGGTCGTGGAGATGAGGGAGAGGGACGCTAGGTTGGCGATGTAGGGCCAGCTGACGCCCAGCGCGATGGGGAATCCCACTGTCGCCGTCGGGGTCGTCGCGTCGTCCCGGAAGCGCACCATACCGTTCTCGGGCTGCAGCCACGCCATGCGCGCCCCGGTCGGGATCGCCGTCCCGATGACCGTCGTGAGGTACCCCGCGCTCGCCTGAACGTTGCCCTGGTAGTACCCCCCGACCTGGACAGTGGCGTCCCTCACGGGAAGTCCGTAGGTGTTGGAGTACCACGCGCCCGAGGTGTCGACCTGCGCGCCCGCCGGAACGATTCCGGTGACGGAGTTGTTCACGCACTGAAAGTTTATCTCGTAGCCAAGCCCATCAATCGCTGCAAAAGTGTTCGCGCCCATGCGCAGTTCTCCTCGTAGTCCTATTTACACCGTGGGGTGGTCGTCCGGGGCGAGTGTGAAGGTCCCGGGATTCTCCTCGACTTCCTCTACGTACCCGTAGTCCATGTTTATGTCGACCTCCTCGTAGGGAATCGCCAAACTCGCGTTGGAGGTCGGTGTGTTTGAGGACGTCACTCCGGGATACAGGACAACGTCCTCCGCCACACCCGCCCCCCTCAACGTCTGTCCCGACGTCGGGATCCTCAGACGGGTATCGGTGAACTTGATGAGGGGAACGGTCTTGACGGGACCGTAGAGGTAACCCCGGACCGTGAAGGTCAACGTCCATACAAGGACCCGCCTGTTCTCGAACTTCCCGTCGTAGGAGTCCTCGAAGGATATACCCGTCCTGATGATCGGGATGTCCCGTTGTTCGTTGGTCTCAGGAATCAACTCGACCGGAAACGTGAAGTCGGGGGTGAAGAACGGCAGGATCTGTTCGATGATCTGATTCCCATCGTCGGTGTTTTTAACGTAGACGTACACGTTGAACATGAAGTCGTAGGGGACGCACTGGTACTGGGCCAGTAGACTCGAGGGATCGGTTGGGTCCCTAACGAACACCCTCTCGGTCGTCGTCAACTTGGTGTCGTGGCGGTAGTGGAGACCGGTCAACTCAAAGGACATCAGGGGAAGGGCAAGTACCGCCGAGGGTCGATCGATCCCCGGGTCCTCGACGACCCTCGTCAACATCTTCTCCTTCTGACTATAACGTAGTGGTACGTGAATAAGGTTTAACTGATTCCCCTCCGAGTCGACTCGTTCGACGTAGATGTCGGAAAACAACTTTCCCATTAACACGACATACTTTCGGATCAAACCGAACCCATAATGTCCTCCCCCGAACATCAGGACCCCTCCTCGAACGGATCGTTCGGGTTCCAGTGTATGATCGCGTCCGCCTCCTTGACGGTCTCCTTCGTGTCGTCGTCGGGGACGGTCTCGTCCTTCGAGGAAACGATCGACCCCTTCTCGGTCTCAAGGAAGTTCCCCTGTGTGTCGGTGATGGACGTCTTCATAGTGTCCTGGGTCTTTTCGGCGATCCTATCGATGTCGGGGATTCCCGTTTTGAACACCTCGTTGGAGTACTCGAACAGTTCGGCGCGCAGGGACCACACGGGAAGGACCCCGAGGGGGTACATCATCGAGAACTTCTCGACAAACGTTATCTGAAAACACCTGTGGTTGAAGGGGAAGAAGACGATGTCACCCTCGTTTGGTCTAACCTGTCCGGTAACGGACCCAACGATGTCGGCGAACATCCTCTGGGAAACGGTGAAGTTGAGCGCGTCCTGGATCTCAAGGCCGGCGAACTTGGCGATGAAGTCCTTGTCCCCGCCGAACCCCTCGACCGACTCGAGGTACGTAACGATCTGGAACGCGTTCACGTAGGACGAGGACGGGTCGTTTCCGTAGACGGTATCGACCGCCCCGAGGACTCGGGGAACGTAGTACATATCCATGCCGAACGCGGCCATGGCTTCGTCGGTCAGAGACAGGAGGAGGTCCTGCTCGGCGAAGTTGGGCATGGAATCGAAGAATGGGTTGGTCGTACCTAGGGGCACCGCGCTACCTTATGTTCAAGAATTTCAGGGGATTGAGGGGAACTCTGCGCGGGGGCTTCTTGTCGCGAAACTTCCGCGCACCGAGCATCGGGCTAACGAGCTGCGACATGTAGTCGTAGTTGACGTCGACCACGAGGTCGTGCTCGTAAGCGTACTTCCTAGCCGACCTGCGGTCTAGGAACTCCCCCTTGGGAGTTACGTACCCGTACATCGGGTCGTCGAAGTTCTCATCCCCGGAATAGCGCATGCTCTGGGGAATCCTCTTCCGCGCGCCCAGGTGGTGGTGCTCCTCTCCCTGGTGACCGAGGACTATCTCGCCCTGGTGCTTGATCGCCGTCCGCAGGTAGTGCTTGGGCCTTGCGCCCTCAAGGATGTCCCGCAGCTTCTTCATGCACGGCCTCGCTGCCAACCGTCGCCGGGACACTTCGACTTGCGTACGTTTCGCGATCCGTCGTTGAACCACATTAGGGACGATATCTTAGCGCTGCGTAGTTCCTTAGACGCGACGAGCGCCTCGGAGATCTTTACACCCACATTCTCGCGGTGTCCGGGACGCTGCCACATCTCTGTCGCGTGTCTCCTCATGAACTCGCAGTACTGCTCGCTGCCGAACTCCATCGAGACTCGACGGTCCTCTATTGGGAACTTCTCGGCCATCGTTGCCTTCATAGATGTTCTGCGCTTCTCTCTTACTTTAGGGTCGGACGACCTGTTGTCTCGCTTTGCGAGTCCGTTCAGGTAATTTTCTCGCACGTCGGAACGGGCCATCGCTTCCTTCGTCGTGGCAGCAATTTTCTCACTAACTGTTTTGTACTGAGAAGTACCGTGCCAGTGAGCGGAGTTCTTTTTTAGGTTGTAGTAGCGCTTACCAAGCTCCTTATCAGGTATCATGTCGAGCCAACGCTGCTCCTCCTGTAGAAGATCCTCACGACTGATCTCAACCCTCGCTATGACGCGTCTTTTAAAGTCCCACGGTCGATGATCGTAAGCGCGCAACATCCATGGCGATGAACACACGTAGCCATCATCTATGTCACCCCAATGAGAACCGATGTAGTACAACTTCTTTAAACGATCCCTCCACACATAGACAAATCCACTCATGCTATCATGCCTCCCATCATACTTCCAAAAAGATACATCGCGGTTCCAAGACCCATGGCCGCTGCAGTCAACACACCTATCATATCGATGCAGGGAAGCGAGTAGCTGCGGTGCAGGTCCTCCTCAAGGGCCATCTTCTCCTTCTGCGCGTCGTTGAGGATCCTCTCGGCGTTGTACTGTACTCCGCCGGGCATCTTCATCCCCACGAACTTCGTCAGGTGTTCCCCCCACTGGACCTTCACGAGGGCGGCCGCGTACCTCAACAGCCATGAGTCCTGCCAGATGTCGGGGTTCGCGTCGGGGTCGAGGATGACGTAGGTCTCCACGATGATGAAGTCCCCCGGATTCACGACGTTCCAGTCCATGTCGATGTAGAACTTGTTGTCGTGTCGGTTGTACCGAACCGGTTTCTCCCCGACCAAGAGTTCCTCAAGAAACTCGAGGTGTCTCATCGTCATGTAGTAGGGAACCATCGACACCGAGGTGAGGTTGTAGAGGTCGTTCAGGGCGATCTGGTAACGTATGTTGAACATGTCCCCGAGACCGAAGGAGGTCCCGAGGGGGAAGATCTTCACCGCCCCGATGGTCCCCTCCGGCAGGAGGAGGTATCGGTTGACGATGTCGTCGGCGGTGATCTGGTGGGCGTAGAAGACCCTCTCCGTCCCGTCCGCGTGGTAGTTGGCGAACATCAGGAGGGCCTCGTCGATCCGGTCCTCGACCTGGTCGTTGTCCACGTTGATCTTGATGACCGGCGCGCCGAGCTTCCGCAGGACGTACTCCTTGAACTCGTGTCGGTTTTGGGGAAGGCGGCTGCTCATCACTGTTCCTTAATTGAAGCAGAACGACATAAACTGTGGGGTCAGTTCGGAGGATATAGGAACGTAGGTGACCACGATGATACCGTTCGCGCCCGGTCCACTACTTGTTCCGCCAGCGCCTCCACCGTAGGAGCCAGCACCAGCGCCGCCCGAGTTTCCACCTCCTCCCGAACCACCAGTCGGTTGCGTCCCGGTGTAAGCAGTCCCGTTCCAAGTATCGGTAGCGGTCCATTCCGTTCCGTTCGTAGCCGCAGCAACAGTTCCATTGTCAGCGGTACCGCCGCTACTGCCACCGGTGGTGCCGCCCACTCCATTTAGACCGGCGGCTCCGCCGCCGCCCGCGGAGCCGCCGCCGCCGCCCGAATAAATTGTTGTTCCTACACACCCAGTAGTAGAAGCGGCGGTTCCACTCTGGTTTCCCCCGACTGCTAGCAGAGTGCCGGTACTGTTGAACCAAGTGTTTCCACCCTTGGCTCCAGAAACACCGTGCCCTATGGCATAGGAAATTACTCCAGAACCTTTCCAATTTGAAATCTTAACGTAATTTCCACCGCAACCACCATACGGGGCGCAACCACCTCCAGCACTGATGGCTTCAATAGTGTTGTTGTTGTTGTTCCAATCAATAGGAAGGGTCCAAGAAGTTCCAGCCGTTAAGAAGATTACCTTTGGCATGGTCATCAGATGGCTCCATCCACGATAGCCTGACTGGAGCTAAGCACGAAGACGCTGGCGCTGCCGTACTGCGCAGTGATCGTAAAGGCGCTCGTCCTAGAGTATAAGGTAAGACCCGATCCCGAGAAGACGACGTTGCCCGTTCCCGTCTGGGTAACCATGCATCGGAAGCCGACCGGCAGGGTGCTCGGAACGGTGATGGTAGCGGCCGCGGTCACGGGCAGGACCGTTCCCGAGTCCGCGGCTGTGAGAGTATAGTTTCCGGACTTCGTGGTGACGACGAGGTTGCCGGACTGAATGGAGTTCGTCACGGTCACCGATCCGGTGAACGCCGGGGACGCTAGCTGGGCCCAGCTAGCGGCAACAACGCCCCCAAGGTACGAGGCGTTGTTGGCGGACCAGGAGGTACCGGTGTAGGTCGTGGAGTTGACGACCGCCGCGCCGATCGTCAGGGCAGCCGCCGCGCCCATGTAGGCGTTGGAGTTGTATGTAACGTTCGCGTTGAACGTCGTGTTGGACGCGAAGTACGCGTTTGTCCCGATAAAGTAGAGGTTCGCGGCAGAGACAGTAACGTTCCCCGCCAGCGTTACCTGGGACGTGTTCGTGGAGAACACCGACTGGAAGTTGACGTTGGACCCCGAGTACAGCAGTCCTCCCGAGTACGTGAGGTTCGCCGCGGCGACAACGACGTTCGCGTTGAACGTCTCGGTGTTCGTCCAGACGTACTGGT